AACTGGTTGCGTCTAACGAGCTTGACTGAAAAGCAAGCTGTCGGCCTTGTAGAGGTCACTACGCCTGCCGCTGACGTTTATGACCAGCGCTTTTACTGGGGCGTTGATAACCCTAAGCAGCTTGATGATGTCACCGACGACGATGGCAACACCACAACCGGCTTAAAGACACAGTGGAAGAACACGCAGAACGAGATTGCCGCCAGTTTGCTTGCGCCTTCTGACTGGCGCGTTGTCAAAGAGCTGGAGGTCAACAGCAGCTTTAGTGCTGCAAAGACCGCGTATCCAACTAAATGGCAGACCTATCGAGCTGCAGTGCGTACAGCCTGCAATACGCGTCAGGCCGAGATTGACAACTGCTCTGACGTTGCAGCTTTAAAAGAGTTGCTGTTTGGATCGGCACAGATTCAGCAAACCGACGATGATGGCAACGGTGTTGTTGATGCTGACGGCAACGCTGTCATGATCGCCAACCCGAATCTTGCTACTTCTTGGCCTGATGAACCGTCCTGACCCAATGATCGCGTCTAAGCCTGGAGCGGAGGACGTGCAAGCGATGGCGGCAAGAACCCTGTGGTTGGAAGAATTGTTCTTCCTTGATGGCCGTGATCAGATCAGCCATCCGCAGTATGGGCTGTTTACTGGGCTGGCTCTTAAGTATCAAAACCTGGAGTCAACTGACGGGATCTGATGGCGAAGTCACTCAGTGGGAATCAGTTTGTTGTCGGTAAACCCAAACGGACAAAACAGGGCAATGGCACAAACAGTCGCCCCAAACGAGGCAAGAAGCGATACCGTGGCCAGGGAAAACGTTAATCCTCTTTCCAATGATCAAAATTCTCATTGCGAGTGGTGTCGCCGTTTCAGCAGCTGCGCTGGCATCTCCTGCGCTCGCAGGAACCTACGCCAACGTGGAAAATAATGCTGGATACCAGGACGGCTTCCAGGGCTCGACCACAGACATCCATATTGGATATGAAGGTGGCGATGGTGTCTATGGCTTTTACCTGCAAGGCGGCCCTGCACTCGTTTCCCCTTCAGGTGGCGACGTTGACATGGAACTGTCCGGCAAAATTGGGGGCAGTGTGCAGGCGTCTCCGAACGTCAGCATCTATGGAGAACTCAGCTTCATCACGGCAGAGGATGATCCTTCCGTCGGCACCAAGCTGGGTGCTAAGTGGAACTTCTGAGCTATAACTAACTCAGGTTTCTCACACAGACCGACATCGGGCTCCCGCAAGGGGGCCTTTTGTTTTACCTAGGGTCATCATGCAAAAGCTCTTCAATGTGATGTCAGTGGCCGCATTCACCATGAGTGCTGGCATGATTGTTGGGTCGGTGTTGCTCTACACCCGCATTCCATCGCTCACAAAGTATTACATGAGCGAGCTGACGTTGGAGATGACTAAGGTCATGACCAACATGATGCCTGGCAAGATCGATGAAGTAATGCCAGAGTTGCCTACCACTACTGGCCCGGCTGTGCCGTTTAAGCTCCCATGAGCGATCAAGTCAACTCACCAGCGCATTACACCAAAGGTCGAGTTGAAGCGATTGATGTAATTGAAGACGTGGTGGCTGGCGCGCCTGATGCTGTGACCGGCTACTTAGTGGGTCAGACGCTCAAGTATTTGCTCAGGGCATGGCACAAAGGCAACACCATGCAAGACCTGCAAAAGGCCGCTTGGTATCTGAACCGCGCCATCGACAGGTTCAATCCCTAGGTGATCATTTTGGTGCCAGCCACGGGATCTTCTGGGTCATGAGCTTCCGGCCCAAATCCTTCCGCTTTGATTTTCGCCATGTCCAGTTCTGGCGCGGGTGCCTCTTGTTTCTGCTCAAAGGACGCAAGCCATTCGCGTAAGGCATCACCAGTTGGCGTACCTTTCGGCCACTTAACCCATTTCAGGATGGCTTTTGTATCTGTAAACGGCCTGGCTGATTTGCCTGACATTACGGTGTAAACAACAGGCGGCCCTTCGCGTCTGCGGTTACGCTCAATCCACAGCTGACCTGCTGTAAACCGTTCTGACTTCATGCCTGAGATTCCTGAAATTGGGGTTCAACAAATCTCCATTCCAGAGATTCTTGAATGGCGTTCACTGCCACCACAGAGTATTCCAAATGAGCCACCCATCACGTTGCAGCTTGGATTTCCAGTGGCGGATATTCCAGGCTGCGTGGAGACTCGAAGTTCGGCAGCTGGAGATCAGCAGGTTTACACCGATGACCCACGTGGCAACTTGGTTGTCTGTGGGGCGGAGATGCCTTCATACAAGCCGCTGGATTTTACGCCCGGCACTCTGACGTATGAAAGAGCTAAGCCACCAAGGATCAATACAGACACAAAAAAACCGGCTGAGGAGTCAAGTCAGCCGGAACCCACCTCTCTGCCGCCGGGTGCCGATCCCGACATTTCAAACGTAGCCATAGAGCTGCCATGTCCTCCTCCTGACGCAATTCCTTTAGGTGCCAAGAACAAATCGCAAACTGCCGTCGTCGTTGGTTACGAAAGGATCGACGGTAAGTGCGAAGCAATTTATGAGCAGTTGGACGTACCAACGATCATCAGCAATTATCTTCCTGGTGCGCCTGCTGTGGCGACGACTGCGACGACAGTTGCGATTGCGACGACGGTTGCCATCTTCGTCAAACCGTTAGGCGACGTTCTGCTCAAAGCGGTCAAACCCATCGTCAAGAAGACGATTAAGAAGATCAAGGAGAAGCTGGGGAAGAAGGTTGTTGTTGAGTCTGTTTTTGAGCGCCGGAAGTTTCAGAGGGCTTTGCGTAAATGATCTTGTGAGTGTGGGGCGGAATCTTTGGTGGTGGGTTGCTTACGACAACATCAGCGCAGATTGCTGAGAAGGGGCTGTCAGGATGAAACATGACACCATCTCTGATGAGATCAGCGCAATTTTTGAGGCGCTTGATCTCGTAGACCATACGCTCGTTGGCAAGCTTGGCGTCTAGTAATGCCACCTGTTTTTCAGCTGCCTTGCGGCAAGTTCTGACGTGGTGTCGATCTAGTGGGATGGAGAAGGTGGCAGTGATTCCGCCGTTAATGGAGAAGTTGTTTTTCTGGCCTGTGCGAACAGGTTTATAGAAAAGGACAGAGCCCGGATTATCGGGCCTGCCATCTGGGACGGGATTGCCTTCCGGATCAAACGCGCCAGTGAGATCGAGAGTGTCATAAACCGGCTCGTTGTAGTGCGATTCATACGGATCAGCCCAACTGGTTGTATGACTGAGGAACGGGTTGATGTTTAGCGTTGCACCTTGGCAACTGATGCCACTGCCATAGTTATTGGTGAACTGCGATGAGGGTACGACTTGCACCGCTTGGTTCGTGACTGAACCACTACTGTTTGCGACTGGTGCGGCGGTACTACTGGTCTGCGCTTGCGCTGGAGCGGTGAGCAGCAAAAGCGTTGCTATGACTCGCTTCATTGGGTGAAGGTGCTCAGCGTCTCTGTGATTGATTCAACGTCAGTCTCACGATTGATAATCGTGTGCTCTGTTAGCCCTGGGCCTTGAAGCGTTTCGGCAAAAGAGAACGAAGCCGCTTCATTAACGATCTTCCACGATGGCTTTGACGCAGGATCAAGACCACGCCAAACACTAGAAACACCATTGAGGCTGTTGGTGGTTGTGACCAAGCTCATTGGAGCGATTGGCCCATTTGGCGCGACGTTAGTGCCAGAGGCTGTGTACTCGTAGCCCGTTCTATAGCGATACGAGTTGATGACCTCATTGACCTTTGTCTTTGTGGTCGTTGTTGACTTGAGGGTGCCCTGCTGAAAGTTGGGCACGACAGGAATGGATTTAGCTTCTGGAGCGGCAAGCGCAATGATGCAAAGAACGCCCCAGGAAAACCAAAGCCCAGTCCACATCACTTGATAGTGAGTTCTGAGGTCAGCTGTCCGATTGCCAAGGTGTTGGCTCCACCGGCAGTAATGGTCATAGCGCCATCTGAGGCAATGGTGCCTGCCAAGTCACCTGCAGTACCTGAAGCGGTTGAAGTAACGCTGCCAAAGTTCGGAACGGCTCCAACAGATGGCGCTGAGGTTGGAACGGCATCAGCTTGCGTGTAGCTCTGGCTAAAGGAGAATGCTTCGCCTGGGGTGTCTTGAGTGGCTGCAATCGTCCCTGGAGCGTAAACGCCGCTGGTGATTGTTCCAGCTGAAATGGTGTTAGCCGTGGTGCCGTCAGTTGTATCAACACCTGAACCTGAGATGCTGAATGAACTGCCGATTCTGTCTGCGGTTGTTACCGCGCCACCAACCTGCAATGAGATTGATGACATGATTTTGTGGGTCAGATCAGCACGAGCTGGCAAAGTTGAGGCCAGTGTGACGCCCAATACCAAAAGTGTGCGGATCATTTGATGCCAGCTTTGGTGTCTTTGTTGTCCACGATAACGCTCTTCTCCTCTTTCTTCTTCTGGCCGTTACGGCCTACCGAAAGGCCGTAGCTAGCTGCCGTTGAACTCAGCAGTGATGCGCTGAAAGTCACGTCAATGGATTGCTTGAAAATGCCTAGGTAGTTGGCGGTGATTACACCCATTGCCCAGATCATGATGGTCAGGCGCACAAAGTCACCAAGCCATCCAGTGCTGTGATCCTCTTGCTCTTCAGTCTTGGTCTGCTGAGTTTCTGCCATGACATAACAGAGCTACCCTTTAAGGGTAACTAGGCCGGGCCAATGCTTCTAATTCTCAAGCCTGTGTTGATGACCATGTGGAAATCACGGGCATTTAAGGAGCTGATTGTTGCCATGTGCGAGAAGGTCGCTGCACGCAGCGATAACGATTTGGATGACCTGGCTGTAAGGCACCTCAAGGATCTGCTGTTGCCTGACACACGAGTTGAAAAGTAGGTGGCGTCCGGCATCATCCAGTTGACCTTGCTGCTGCTGGCTATGGGTCTTGCCCTACTGCCGTTTTTCCAGTTTTTTCGTGGCACGCCCCACCAGCTGGCTGCAATTAAACAACTTGAGGAGTCAATGCCGCCGGAACTACTGGAGGAGCACGAAGCTGATTGGTTTCAAGCGTGGAAGGAGAGTGGATATGACCAGCAGATCTTCATGCCTTACTTCAGGCAGCTCGACAACAAGACTGGAACGGGCTACCGCGAGTGCTTCAGTTCAGCAGCTGCGATGGTGGCGGCGTATTACAAGAAAGTTCGGTCAGATGATGAGTACAACAAGATCCGCGCCAAGTACGGAGACACAACATCAGTAGAAGCTCAGCTAGCAGCGTTGCGGAGCTTGGGTCTGGAAGCTGAGTTTCGCAAGGACGGTGATGCTGACATGGTGGAGCTTGAGATTGAAGCTGGCAGGCCAGTGCTGGTTGGCTGGTTGCACGCTGGAAACATGCTTCTAGGTGAGCCACCAATGTGTAACGGCCTGGGCTGTGGCCATTGGAGCGTGATCAGTGGTTACGCGGGCAAGAAAAGCAGTGATCCAGAGTGGATCATGCAAGACCCTCGCGGCTATCCAGAAATGGAAAAGGGCGGCCATAGCAATCCGCATTTGGGGCGTAACGTCCGTGTGAGGCAAGCTGCGTTCTATCAGCGTTGGCAAGCGGAAGGCCCTGGCACTGGCTGGGTGATCCTCGTTAATGAGTGAGCTTTATTCGGTCTGGGCGTTTATCAGTGCTTTCTGGGTGACCGTTGTGGTGCAGTGCGCCAAGCCTGTGAACTGGGACCAGTGCTCAAAGGTCAATGATTGGCTTATTCCGTGGGCACGGGACGCCATGGACATGCACAAAAACGGTGCTTACCATTCGGAAAGAAAGATTCTGCAACAATCCGATGGGCTGGGCCGACTGGATGATGGTGAATCAAACCCTTGAAGAAGAGCTTGAGGTTGAACGTAGCGTTAGAGAGGTCAACAACTGCCAAGACGAAGAAGCGTTAAAGATGCTCTGCTCTGCCTTGGTCCGGCAGAGTTGGCATCAGGGAAAACTGCTTAGTCAGGCCGTTGGGCGGATTGGGGAGTTAGACGCCAAGCTCGCTTGCTGGGACGTTTGAGCAAAAGTATTTAGGGCCTCCAGCACACTTGCTTTCACAGCAAACTCAGAGCGCCAGGTTTCAGCTGATCTACGGACGTTTTTCCAGGCAATCGCTTCATCTGGCACGACCACTTCAGCAGTGGCCCAGACGTGATCGCAGGCTTTGCACTTTCGCCGACGGCTTATTGCTTCGGGGGTTGTATGCCTTGACTCCAGCACGGAGATCCATGTGGTGTTGCACTTGGGGCATTGCATCAGAACGAGCAGGGGATAACTACAGAGTCGATTGAAAAAAGCCTTTTCAGCTGCAGACGTGCAAACTCAGCCTTGATTGGGGCGCTGTAGCTGCAGGCGTCTTCACGCCGATTCGTCACCATAAGCCTCTGCGGGCCTGCTTCATAGAGCGCCGCAAGGTAGGCGGGCTCAGCCTGGTTCGTCTTGAGAATGTAGCGCACGGGCTTCGTCAAATTTCTCCTGGCGCTTCTGTTTAGCGGTTTCTTTGGCTTGGGCATCCTTTTCCACTGCATCTATATACAGTTGTTCGCAATCGTCGGCCAAACGCTCGTAAACCGTAGTTCTGATCCAGCTTGTAGCCTTCACGCCCTTGGCCTTAGCCAAGAATTTGACCAGCTCCGCCTTGTGCGGGTCAAGCAGTATCTGGAAGTACGTTTTGTTGCCGTGGCGAATAGCCATGCTGCATTTATGTGCTACAAGTACCCTACCATGCAACTGGGGAATCGACCTTTTTCTTCCACGCAGTTGCTTGAGCGCGACGAGCTTGAGCGCGCTGGTTCGTACAGCCCGCCCGCACTTTGTGCGCCCCTTCTAGGAACATTGCAGCTCGCTGCAGATCACCCGTTGTCGCGGTGGCAATAGCTGCGTTCAGCCGCTCCATCACGATTTGCCTGCCGGTACGCGGCATCCATTGCCTCGCGAAAGTCTTTGTGACACGTTACCGAGTCTGGGCAAGCACAAAACCACATGTCGCCCGTGCGATAGACGCTGATCATCAGTGAGTCTCCATCCAGGTTTTGCCGATAGAGACTTCCGCCAGCGCAGGGATCTCCCCAAGCCACTGAGCCTCGGCCTCCTCCATCACCTGTTTTAGGGTCGCCGCCCACTCCTGGGCCGCATCCTCCCTAACAAGCAACAGAATCTCATCATGCACGGCAGCAGCAATCCGCACCGTGTCTTCACCCGCCTCTTTGACCAGTGGCCATAACTGCCCTAGGGCCTCCTTAAGGATGGCGGCACCTGCTCCCTGTATTGGCGTATTACACCGAACTGTTGGTCGGTTCATGTCACCTAGAAGGATTCGGCGCATGTTTGAACCTGGGATACGAATCTCGGCCCACTCACGTTTTTCGGACTGTTCACAGTCCCGAGCATTGCTTAGCTGCCATTCGGCAATGCCCTGGAACGTCTCCAACCATCCGTTGCGGATCTCGGCGGCGCGCTCTTCGGACATCGTTATGCCCATTCCACCTGCGTAGTTCCTCAGACCGGCAGCACCTGCGCCATACAGAAGTCCGAAGTTTGCAGACTTTGCGGTCTGACGATCACAGCCGATCGACTCTGCTGTAACGGTGTGCGGGTCTTCGCCGTCCTGGAACGCCCGGATCATTCGAGCGTCATTTGCCACAGAGGCAGCGAGCCGTAACTCCATCTGCCCAAAGTCAGCATCGACCAAGAGGTATCCATCAGGTGCTTCGACACAGCCTCGAAACTGCGGGTCTCTGGGTATCTGTTGGTTGTTTGGTTTGACGCATGACATACGCCCAGACTCTGCGCCGAGCTGCATATAGCTGGCCCGCACAAAGCCATCCTTGTCCATCTTTTCTTGGATTGACTCGATCATCTGGCGACGCTTTTCGCATCTTTTCCACTCCAGATAGATCTGAATGACTTCGTGGTCAGCGGCATAAGCCCGCAACGCTTGCCTTGATGCGCTGGGTTTTCCGTTGGCGTCTGTGGGGGTTTTCCCTAGGACAGCCTTGAGTTTGTCCTGAAGTTGCTTGGGGCTGTTGATGTTGAAGCCCGCGTACTTCTTAGTCCCGTCTCGGAGTTTGCCTTGGTCCTTGGCCCGCAGATTGAAAGCACCGTCCTCGTCTCTGGGCAGCTTGTGCTCCTCGGGCAAAGCCGCATCTAGTTTTTCTATGAACTCCTGGGCCAGCCCTTTGATGTCGTACTCGTAGTCGAGTTTTCGTTGCTGCAGATTCTCCGCGTTCCAATGAAGCCCAGTGCGCCACATCTGCGCCATAGCGGGCAAGGCGTCGCACTCCAACATGAACGCATCTGTGAGGTTGTTGACCCGGAGCTTTTTAAGCAAGGGCGCATCCAACTCCATCAATGCGAAAACATCGTTGGCCGCGTACTCAAGCTGAGCTTCAGTTAGCTCACCACTCCAATCAGACTTTTGCAGCTCTTTCGGAAGATCCTTTTTTAGGTAGCGCCTCACTAAAGCGTCGAGCGTATGGCGAACATTCGGACGCCCGTTGGTTTCTAACCGACTCGCCAGCATGGTGCAGAGCACATGACCAGCGGGATAAATGTCGTGAGCCTGCAGCCAGCCCAAATCAAAGACAGCGTTATGGGCCATCCAGTACCGCACAGGGCTGTGGAAAAAATGACGCAGCTTCTGCCAGTCCTTCCGCTCCAGCTCAAAGCAGTCGATCAAAACAACTGAATCTGTAGTGGCAGAGCCAAGCTGAAGCAGGCGCATCTTGCAGCGTTCAGGCTGCAGCTGGAGCGTCTCCGTGTCGAAGTAAACGGAGGCTGAGGTTGCGATCTTGTCGAGATGCTCGATGCCTTTATAGACGGGCATTAGTAACCCTCCGGGTACGGGAGGCCAAGCTTTTTGGCAAGCTTCAGCCAGTGAAGTTCGTGCATGAGTTCCCCTGTTTCAGGGTGTGGGGCGTACCAGCCGGATTCTTCCTTCTCCCACCCGGCAGTTTCGCGAAGCTTGTCGCGGTCTTCTGAGGTGTGCGTCATGACCGCAGCTCAACTAGGACAGCAGTTACTACAGATTCGATTTGGCGAGTGTCGAGGTTGTTGCCCGTACGCTTCCGCACCACGCTGACGAGGTTGTAAAAGTCTTTGGGCGTCAAACCAGTGACATCAAGCGACGAGTCTCCGGACAGTTGGCGGCGAATCACTTCAGCCCTGGAAACTTTGTAGTAAGCGGCTTGCTGATCGAAACGTGCAAGGTCTGCCTCTTCGAGGCGAACTGTGACTTCTTTCATTAGAGGGACTCGTCGTAATGAGAACTGCCAGGGCCGTACTTGGCGATGATCTCGGGGAAGGCGTCCAAGATCCTGGAGCGATTGCGCGGATCAGCCGCAAGAGCAGCAGCCGCGAGTGTGCTGAAAAATGACCCACCGCAGTGATGGGCCGTTCTGATGGTGGCTCTGATCTGCCGCTCAGTCATGCCTGAGTTGAAGCTGCTGAGATTGTAGCACAACAGGGTATTTCGTCAGCCCCTGTTCATCCCGTAGCCGTGCGGCTTCTGCCCAGCCTTCAGGAGGTTCAGGCATCTTCCAAAGTGCTACAAGGCACTTTTCCCAATGCCGGATCCGTGCCTTTTCGCTGGCGCGGTGGTCTTTCAGAACCGAATACACGAATCAAAAAGGCGTCTTGCGGTTGAGGGGAGGGATCACCCTGTGTACCCGTTTGGACGCGTCAAAAGCCTGATCCTTTCCAGGAGAAGGGGTCTTAACGACATCGGGTTTTGTCAAAAGGTCAGCTTTTGTCAAAAGGTTTGACTCGGGGGACTTTTGACAATCAGAGACTTTTGACAAAGGTGGTTTGTCGTTTAGAACCGTTCCAGGAGAAGAGGTTTGACTTTTAACACTCTCTCCCACAGACGCCCCCCGTGCGCGAGAGGAGAACTTCCCTGGAACATCCGTACCAACGGCGTGCCAGAAGTTTGGCTTCCGTCCTTTCAGCACCAGGCCAGCTGGAGCGTCACACCGCTCGATCAGCTTCTGCGCCTCCAGCTTGTCGAGGCTGTACTTGATTGCCCGCTTGCGGTGAACGCCACCGAGGTTGTCGTGATCCACGAAGTCCTGAATCGTCCAGGGCCTGCGATTGCGGTTCATCTCCTGGAGCATCGCCAGCATGTGCCCATTCGGCCCGTCCATCGAGGTGTCCTTTGGTTCGGGCACTGGCTCGATCTTGTAGGTGAAATCCTGCAAAAGGCTGAACACCTGGCGATGCCCTTCTCGGCCATCCCGTGACTTCTCCACGGTGATGATGCGGCTGTTGAACGAGATGCCCAACTCAGCGATCTGCTTGTTGTCGAGCTTCTGCATGTTCCAGGTTTCATCCACAGCTGCCTTGATGGCACTGGTGCCCCGGAACCCACCATTCCGGTTGTTGTGGTGAATCACGATGATCGAGCAGGCCGGGAAGTCCTTTCCGTTCCGCCGCGCCAACCGCTTCAACGGCAACGCGTACTCCCGCCGGTTCTCCTCGTAGGGGTTGGAGTCGTTACAGCCATCCAGGCTGTCGATCACCACCAATCCATAGCGATGCTCCTTTTGGATGTTGCAGAACTTGCGATACCACTGCATGTCCCACTCAGCCATCACGTCAACGCCGCTCTCCACACCGATCCTGTGGAACTGCTCGCGCAGCACCCTTTCGCTCTGATCACCGTTGAGCCAAAGGCACTTTGACTTAGGCACAGGCACGTTGTTGCCGTGCACGTTGAACGGCAGACCCTGGCTGATGTGTTTGCACAGCGTCTGGCACATTGCCGACTTGCCGGTGCCGCCATCTGCGTGGACCAGCAACAGCCAAGGCTGCGGGAGCAAACCTGGGATCAGATACTCAAAAGGCGTGTCGTCCAAATCGCCAACCGCCGCAGGCTTACACCCACGGTTTCGCTTATACGTCAGGTGAGCGTCAAGCAGCTTGTCGATCGCCGCTGCACCTTCACGCTGTCGCCCTCCCTCCTGCGCCAGGATTGTCTTTGCCTGGTCCGCATACGCCGGGTTGTCGTAGGTCTCTTCAATCTCAAGACCACGGGCAACCAGCTCTTCAGGCCCTAAGAACTCCAGTTTGAACTTCGCGGGCGACGCCTGGATCTCTTCCACCAGCTGTGTAAGACCGTCCCTCTGAAATCGGGCGCGATCTGGATCGACCGCATCTGCCTCCCGAATCAGACTGCCGAACCCGAGACCGCCTCCACTGAAACCACGCGCCCAACGATCCGCGCAAGGATTTTTACCGTCCGCCCAGTCGTCCTGATATTCCGCATCCTTCTGGCTCCACTGCTCCCAGAGCTTCAGACCATCCTGGTTCGGCAGCTCGCTGTGGAGCATCGCGCCGATCTCCCACCAGAACCGCTCACTGAAAGCACCACGCGGTTCGATGACGCTGAGGCAGCTCTCAGCGATAGCAATCTTTTCTTCCCTGGAGCGGTTGGCGTACCGGGTGTCGCGCAGCTTGCGTGCGCTGTCTCTCTGGTTGACCTTTCGGTATTGCTCCCGCATCCGCTCCAGCAACCACTCAGGAGCCTCTGGAACGTCGTTCGGGTCGCCGTGGAAGACGTACTCGCCTTTGTCTTTGTAAGCGCCGCAGAGCACGCCCTGAGCACCCCACAGCACCTCCCAGCCTTCCTGTCCGGCAGCCGCATGACTCAGACCTGAAACGCGAAGCCGGTCTTCCTCTGGAACGACGAATAGATACTTGGCGGCGTTCTTTTTGGGGGAGACGACGCGGGGCGCTTTGGCGAGATCGTCGCCCCACTTCTCCTGAATCGCGCCAAGGTTGCGGTCAACGTCGAAGATGACGAGACCACCGGAGCGCATACCGCTATAAACACCGACAGCCTTGAAGTCGGGCCGCTCTTTTATCCATTGGGCCGTGAACTTAGGCGATAGGTTCTCCCTGCACGCACGCCCTAGAGGAGACTTTCCCTGAGCGATGCGGGGCTCTTCGCCGGGCTCTGCGGGTAGTTGTACGCCGTGGGCGTAGATGGGTGCCGTAGCCCAGTGCTGGGGCAGGCTGAGGATGAAATCAACCAGATTCATGCGCTACAATCCGTGTGTGCAGTAACTATGTGAAGTTCCCCAGTAGGCCGCCCGCCTCTGGGGTTTTTTCATTTTAGGGCGCTTGTCAAATGCTGCGGCGGTGCTACATTTGCAGAGCACCGGGCAACGCGCCCACAGCAAACACACCCATGCCTTTCATTTCAGAGAAGAACAAAGCGGCCGCTGCTGGCGGTGGCGGAGGCTACCTCAATCCCTCTAAAATTACGCCGGGTAGCTCTGTGCGTTTCGCACTCCTGGACGACCAGCCCCTGGAGTTCTTCGAGTGCTGGGGCGAAGACGCCAACGGCAACTCCCGCCCTTTCCGTTTCTCCGAAGATCCCTCCCCTGAGGAGATCAAAGAAGAGATGGGCGAAGACTTCAGCCGCCGCATGAACCGCGATGGCAATGGTCCGGAGAAGGTTAAGTTCTCCATCGCCGTTCCCGTTTACAACTACGACAGCGAGAAGGTCGAGGTTCTGCCGCTTACGCAGAAGACTCTGATCAACGAGCTGGACTCCATCAGCCAAATGGAGGATTACTCCGAGCTGCTGGACTGGGACTTTGTGATGGGCAAAGAAGGCACTGGCCTGGAAACTAAGTACAGCCTCCGGCCTGCACCGCGCAAAAAAGTCTCACAGGCACAGATTGAGGAAGCCTGGTCCGAAGCACGGGCCTCCGGCTTTGACATCAACCGTCTGCTGACCGGCGGCAGTCCCTTCAAAAAAGACTGAGTACAACGGGGGCCTAGCGCCCCCTTTTTTAAGACGTAGCCTTAAGTATCTGGTCCGTACCAATGCCCGAGCTGCCCGAAACCGTGACCACATTCATGGAAGACGGCTGCGTGGCTATATCTGTTGGAGACCTGACGGGCGTTGTGTCTAGCGCCCACTTGATTGCACCGAAAGAGCACCAGCTGCAAAAGGCTTGGCTGGAACGAAAAGCAGAAACCACTGATGCCCGTTGAAACGCAGAACGCACTAGCGGGCCTCCGCCGCTGGACCCTGGTACGAGACGACAGCGGCCCCCACCGTGTGTATCGCGACGAGTCCGGTAAGTCTTACGCGTCTGTCACCCACATCCTCAAGGAAACCTCACCCCAATGGCAGAAAGATGCTCTTGATCGATGGATTCAAAAGCCAGGCTCTGCCCTGGAGCGTGATATTGCCTGCCAGCGCGGGACTTTGGCTCACGATCACGCGGAATACCTCCTCAAAACGGCAGCCAAGCTGGCTCGACAAACTGCCAACAAACGGGGCAGCTGGCGGAGCGGAGATGATGGCTTGGAGCGTGCCCCCAAACAGATCACCCATTGGGCCATCGACAAGGCAGCTCAAGGCGCGCCGCGTGTTCCCTGGAGCGCCAGTGGCTACGCCCGAGGTCTACGGACTTGGATCGGAGAGAACGTAACCGCCATCCACGCCATCGAATTTTCGGTGCATGATCCGCGCGGGTGGGCTGGAACGGCCGACGCCCTGATTGATTTGAATGGCACGCTCTGCATTGCCGACTGGAAGACGAGCGTTAACGCGCGAAGCGAGGAGATGCTCGCCAATTACATCTGCCAGGCTGGAGCGTACTCTTTGGGCCTGCAGCATTTGACCGGCCTGAAGCCCAAGGCGGGTGCTGTTGTGGTGGCGCGGCGAAGCGGTGCCCCGCAAGTTCGCTACCTGTCCGAGCTAGAGCTGCGCGGCGCTGAAGCTCAGTGGCTGGAGCGCATGAACATCTGGAACGCCCAGCAAGAACTGCTCAATGCCTGATCAGCTGGGACCAGCCCTGGAGCGGATCTATCGCGGCCAGGCCAACGTTGCCAAAGAGGCGAAAAAGATGGACATGACGACCGAGGAGCTGAAGCGCGTCTTCCGGCTGTACGCCCTGGAACGCCCCGCCGATCTGCAGGCGTGGGAAGAGGAGGAGCACCCTGCGTGGCCGTGGGCTTGACGCCCGATGCTTTTGTAGTACAATTAGGTCACGGGCGAGAGATCGTCCTTTCCATCGCTTCAAATCAATGACCCATCGCTACAGCCCCCGACCTGAGCCCCCTGCCTGGTACGGCCCCGTCTTCACCGCTGTTTTCATCGTTCTGTTCGGTGGCGCTTTCTGGCTGGCGCTCACCGACACTCTGGAGCAGATGACCGAGCGCGATTGCCGCCTTGGTGTCCAAGCTGCTTGTGAGGCCCTCAAATGAAACTCGCAGAGTTCAACCTTGACGCCATGGACGGCGCCGACAAAGCCTGGGACGCCATCCACGAGTGGCTCGACCGCTACGGCGTCGAGATCAGTGCAACCGACGAATGTGAGCTGCACAACGAGATTCACCACATGCTCAAGAACGTCGAGGTCAAGCAAGTGAGGTAAAGCTTGTCGGGGAGCCTGATGCCCAGTGCTTGGGGCTGAGAGCTATACAACACCCGCTGAGCTGCGCGGGAAAGGCAGGGCGGGACATCAGATTTGTTGCGAGTCTGCTGGTCCGATCCATCCCCCGACAACCTCTTCCAAAAGCTGCTAGATCTTCCATGATTACTGCGGCGCCTGTAAGCTCAGGACATGGCAAAGAAGTCAACAAACATCGAGATTGATGAACGGATAAATACCGTTTACAAGCTTTTATTGGAGGGGAATAGTAGAACCCAGATTCTGCAATACGGCGCGGATACCTGGGATTTGAAAGATCGCCAGGTTGAGGAATACATAAAAAGAGCCCGTGACTACCAGCGCCTCGATGCTGAGCTGGAGCGCCCCGAGTGGCTGCATGAGTCGCTGTCCGCTCTGAAGGACATTCAGCGCAAAGCCACCACGCGGCAGCAGTACAGCACTGCGCTCAAAGCCATCGAGATGCAGGCACGTCTACTGCGGTTCGAGATGTCATGAGCCTGGTTGACGACATCTGTGAACCCGGACTGCTCACTCAGTTCGCCACGCCGCCGTCTTCACAGGACACCGAAGACATCATCCGGCGCATCAAAGCTGATCTGCACCCTGGTCAGTTGGCGTTTGTCGAAGACAGCGACACACAGATTCTGGGACTGACTGCCGGGTACGGCGCAGGCAAGACGCACAGCTTGAACGCAAAATCGGTGGTGCTTGCTGTCCAGAACCAAGGGCACACCGGCATTGTTATGGAGCCGACCTACCCGATGATTCGCGACATCTGGAAGGCGAGCTTCGACCGATTCCTGGAGCAGTACGGCATCCCGTACACCTATCGGACCAGCCCACTGCCGGAATACATCCTGCACTTGGAGAAGCCGACGACCATCCTTTGCCGGTCAATCAAGAACGGAACTTTCTCAGCGGTTGGTGTGAATGCTGCTTGGGCACTGTTTGACGAGATAGACATTCTCCGCTTGGTTGATGCGCAGAACGCGTTTGAGAAAATCCTGGGCCGTTTGCGTGTAGGCAACAAGCGCCAATTTGCTGTGGCCAGTACGCCTGAGGGTTATCGCTGGCTGTTTCAGCAATTCGGCAAACCGGAGATGCAGCAGCGCGAAGATCGCAGGCTTATTAAGATGCGCACAAGTGATAACCCTCACTTACCCCCAGACTTCATCGAACGGCTGCAGGAGAACTACGACTCCGCCAGCCTTGCTGCCTACCTCAACGGAGATTTCACTCTCCTAAACAGCACGCAGGTTTACGACAGATTCGACCGAGCGAAGCACGTCATTCAGACGGCCCCGGTAAATCTCGACAACGAACCGCGTCATTGGGGAATCGACTTCAACATTGGTAACTGCAACGCCGTCTGCGGTGTGCGTCTGGGCCAGCAATTTTTGATCACCGATGAGGTGAAGGCTCATGACACAGATGCCTTGGCTGCAGAGATCAAGCGAAGATGTGCGCACGTTTCTGCCCCTGTATATGTCTACCCAGACGCATCAGGCGCAAACAGAAGCACGAACGCCTCGAAAACAGACATTGAGTTATTGCAATCAGCGGGTCTATCGGTCATCGCCGGCCGTTCAAATCCTCTCATCCGTGATCGGGTGGCTGCTGTTCAAGCTTTGCTGGAGAACGGCAAAGGCGAGATCCGGATGCAGATCCTTGCCAAGTGCGAGCGAATGATTGAGTGCTTGGAACTTCAAAGCTACTCAGAGCGCAATCCTGAAGAGCCCGACAAAGAGGCTGGCTATGACCACCTCAACGATGCTTTGGGCTATGCAGTGTGGTCTCTGTATAACCCGCTTCACGCGCGCAGTGGTCGTGGTACTGGAATCAGGCTTTACTAAACTGATTGAGATGGGCGGGATTTAGCTGTGTATTCAGGGTTTTCTGGTCGCCAACGTGTTGGCAACGTCACGACGGTGGAAAGCCCGAATACGGCTTACATCAACATGGAGCCGCATTGGTTGCTGATCGAAGCACTTTTGCAGGGCACTTATGGGATCAGAAAAGGGCACAGAAAATATTTACCGCAAGAGCCAAGAGAACTAGACGAGGCTTATGACAACAGGCTGATGCGTTCAACGCTTGCGCCTTTTTACAGCAGGCTTGAGCGGATGCTGGCGGGCATGTTGACCCGTAAGCCTGTGCGGCTTGAAGATGTCAGCGATGTTGTCACTGAGCAGCTGTTTGACGTTGACCTTCAGGGCAACGATCTAAACGTTTGGACCTACGAGACCGCCCGCAAGTGCATCCGGTATGGGCACGTCGGCGTCTTGGTTGATGCTCCCAAGGCTGGCGAAAACGGGAGGCCCTACTGGGTAGCAGTGACGCCACGGGACATCTTGGGCTGGCGCTCTGAGATCAAAGACGGCAGGCAACAACTGACCCAGCTGCGGTTGATGGAAACCATCACCGTGCCCGATGGCTTATACGGCGAGAAGCAAGTGCAGCAGGTGCGAGTGCTGACGCCTGGTGCTTTCGAGATTCATCAAAAGGACAAAAAAGGCGATTTTGTACTGATCGACGAAGGCAGCACCAGCCTCAGCGAGATCCCGTTCGCTGTTGCTTATTCCAACCGCGTTGGTGTTCTTGAGTCGCGGCCACCACTGGCAGACATTGCTGAGCTGAACCTTAAGGCGTATCAGGTTCAATCTGATCTCGACAACCAGCTGCACATCAGTGCTGTCCCGATGTTGGCGATTTTCGGCTTTCCGCAGTCAGCAGAAGAGATCAGTGCAGGCCCTGGTGAAGCAATGGCGCTGCCTGAAGGTGCCTCGGCCCAATACATCGAGCCATCTGGCAACAGCTACAGCGCACAGTTCCAACGGCTTGAGCAGATTGCCAATCAGATCAACGACCTGGGCCTTGCTGCTGTACTTGGCCAAAAGCTAAGCGCAGAAACAGCAGAGGCCAAGCGGATCGATCGCAGCCAAGGCGATAGCACCATGATGGTGATTGCTCAGCAGATGCAAGACCTGATTGATAACTGCCTTGGATTCCATGCGCAGTACATGCAGCAGTCGCAGGTGGGCAGCAGCTTTGTTAATCGCGACTTCTTAGGCGATCGCCTTGAACCCCAGGAAATCCAAGCTTTGCTGCAGCTCTACACCGCAGGCACGATCACGCAGGAAACACTGCTCAGGCAGCTTTCAACCGGTGAAGTCCTTGGTGATGACTTTGATGTTGAGCAAGAGCTTGACGCGACTCAATCTGGCGGATTGATTGAAATGCAGCAGCCTGAACCGGCGCCACCTGAAGCAGAAGAGGCCACAATGCCAGAAGCAGAAGAGGAGCAAGAGGATGGGCTGGATGAGCAGGCTGCGTAAGCCGAACCCGAACCGAAAGCAGCTGCTGTTCTTCACCAAAGATCAGCTGAAAGACAATTACTTTGCGGTCATTCGTATTACTTGGTTCGCTGCCGGTCAGATCTGTGCAGTGAATGAAGCTGTTGTGTATCAGGATGACTTTGAGGCAGTCGCTGAGTTTTCTGGGATCGTTGGCGAGGCTTTACGGGGTGGTGCGGATGTTTCAGTTGTCTGCATTGCAAGCTCTGAGGATGTTGGCTTAGAACCGACATGAGTGAGCCTGAAGCGTTCTACCGGCAGGCGATCGACCTGAACCGATACAGCAACCACGTCGCGCTGAATGTGATGCGGGCGTACAACGACATCGTGATTGATGCGTTGCAGAAGCTTGATGATGTGGGCTCGCTTAACCCCAGAGAGGCTGCACGGCTAAACGCTTTGTTGGCTCAGGTGCGCGAAAGTCTTGAAACGTGGGCGGGAGACAGTTCGGTTTATGCAGTGCAGGAGCTGAACGGCTTGGCACGGCTGCAGGCTGACTTCATCTCAGGGCAGATCAAGGATGTGGTGAAGCCGAGCCTGGCTGACACTGTTCGGACGGTTGAGATCACCCCAGACTTTGCGCGGTCTGTTGTCTTGGCTGACCCGACCGACATTAGTGCAGCTGTATTACAGCCAAGCCTTGAGCAGCAGGTTCGAGGGCAGGTTCCTGGTCTTGTCACGTTGGACGCGGGGAAGGGCGCTGCCCTTGTCCTGCCAAATGGCAAAACGCTTGGCACAGGATTCAGGCAGCTTGCCGAATCTTCAGCCGATAAGTTCCGCATCACCGTTCAGAACGGAATGCTGACCGGGGAGAACATGCGGGACATGGTGAAGAGACTGCGCGGGAACTTGCGATTAGCGGACAGCGCAGGCATCAGCCAAACGATTGCTAAGGGCGGCGAACTGACGACACTTGCTGATTCACAGATCAGGGCGTTGATTCGCACCTCTGTCACGCAAATGACGAACACCGTCAATCAGCAGATGTATATCGCCAACCAGGATGTGATTGATTCGTACCGCTATCGGGCAGTTTTGGATCTGCAGACCACACCGATCTGTCAATCCCTTGATGGCAAGGTGTTCAAGTTCGGCAAGGGGCCGCAGCCACCGCAGCACTTTGGGTGTCGTTCAACCATCGTGTTCATCACCAAAACTGAAGCGGAAGGCGACTTCCAAGAACGTGAAAAGCGTGCAGCACTTGGCGGCCTTGTTCCTGCCGACATGACTTATCCGGAGTGGATTGCCAAACAATCAGTGGCATTCCAAGACAAGGCGTTTGGCGGCAAGGGCAAGGCAAGCCTGTTTCGCAGCCTGCTGAAAAAAGAGTCACCACAGAAGGCCCTTGCAAAGTTCGTCAGCAGCGATGGGTCAGAGGTAACTTTGAAGGACTTGCTGGCTAAATACGGTGCCTCTTAAGCGCGGTAGCAGCAAACAGGTCATTTCTGAGAACATCCGCAGGCTGATGCGTGAAGGCAAAAGCCGTTCACAGGCGGCGGCGATTGCATTTAAGGAAGCTGGAAAACGCCGTAAGCGTTAATCTTTTGTTGTACCTACCTGTTGGTCAGATGACGCTCCCCAGCAAGTATCAATTCAAAGCGCAAGGCGCTGAGGCCAAGCCCAAAGCGACGGCCAAGAAAAAGTCCGCTAAAAAGGAAGCACCTTCGGAGGCTGACTGATGCCTAAAGGCCCTGGCACTTACGGCTCGAAGATGGGCCGTCCCCCTAAAAAGAAAAAAGGCAAGAAAAAGAAGTAATGGCACGGAAGCTGCGGCGCGTTCCAAAGGACAAGGCCACCGGCCTGCCCAAGAAGTACCTGTCGGGTGCGAAGAACCGCGCTGCCAAAGCCCGTGAGATCAAGCGAACTGCCGAGGCTTACAAGGCCGGGGAGTTCATCGACATCAAAGCCGTTTCTAAATCGAGGACTGAGCAAGGTGGCCCCAAAAAGAAAGCCCGCAAGAAAGCCACTCGACGAAAAAATAAGAGAGTCTCTTAAGCAGAAAGCCAAAAACAGCCGCTTTTTCCAAGCTGAGCTGACTGAGGTGTATCGCAAAGGGCAGGGCGCTTACTTGGCCAGTGGATCGCGAAACGTCCCGATGGAGGCGTGGGCAATGGGGCGTGTCAATGCCTATATCAAGGGAGAACCCAAAACCCGCGCAGCTGATAAGAAGATCTACGCCCGCTACAACAAGAAACGATGAGCATCAAACGCGGTGGCCATACGTTTGCGGGCTATGACAAGCCCATCCGCACGCCGAACCATCCGAGCGGCAAGTCTCACGCTGTTGTCGTTAAAGACGGCGATAAAGCGAAGCTCATTCGCTTTGGGCAGCAAGGCGCTAAAACGAAGCGTCCGCGTAAAGGTGAGAGTGCTGCTGACAAGGCTAAACGTGCGTCGTTCAAGGCACGCCACGCAAAAAATATCGCGAAGGGAAAGACATCTGCCGCATATTGGGCGGACAAAGTAAGGTGGAGCTGAAAACAACCTTACGGGTTATTCATGTCTGAAGAGCAGAATCAGGAGATTACGTCTCCAGCCGCTCCAAACAATGCCGAGCTGGATGCACTCAAGAACAGCATCCAAGCCTTGGAGAAAAAGAATTACGAGCTGATCGGCAAGCTCAAAGACGCAAAAACAATTCCTGACGGCGTTGATGTTCAGGAGTTGCTTGAGTTCA